TTTATTAGTGTCTATTTTCTTTGCACCAGCTCTTTGTGGTATTTCAACTGGATTTATTGTTGTAGAAAAAAATTGTTCGTATTTCTCAAAGTACGCAGAATTTAATCCATTTTCAGTTCTTTCAGTTGCATACGTGTTGTATTGTTTAACAGCTTGCTCAAGAATATCAAGTCTTTGTTGCGTCATTATTCGTAACTGGTCTTGAGTCATTTTAGTGTCACCAACATAAGATTCTTGTAAAAAGATTCTTTCAGGAACAGTATCAATACCTTTAGTACCCAAACCAAGTATTTTAAGCATTTTAAAAGTTCCAGCACCAAAAGCAGACTTCAGTAATTGTATTTTTGTAGCTTGATTACCATCTGATAGACCTATAGACTCAGCAAACTGCGAAGCTTTTGTGTATAAAGGCTCAAGCATACCAAATTTAATAGTGCCATCTTCAGCTTCCTCTATGATGGCTTGCATCTTATGTAATTCTCTTATATCTTGTAACAATGTATCAATACCATCTACTAAAGTGTTGTGGTTAGTAACTAAATTAGTTGTCTGCAAATCACCATATTGGTCATTATTTACGCTAGGCATAGTAATGTCGACTTGCGTGCCTCCACCTTTTATTAATAGTTTGTAGTCCGTAAACGACATTGGTGGCTTATCTTTAGTATTTGTTTTATAGTATTCGTACTCTTGTACAGCATTTGGTTGAGTTGAAGCCGCCGGTTCTTCTATTAAAACACCTAGCTTTTTCAATTTCATTTGTGTAACAAGTTCTTTAGTATATGTCTGAGGGTCTAATAATGCTAAAGAATCTATTGCTTTAAATTCTTTTTCTAAGATTTTTCCATCGTCAGGCGCAATACCAAATCCAGTCTGTAATTGTTCAGGTGTCCAAGGGATTACCTCTCCTGTTCTTGGGTCTGTTGGTGGATTAGCTATAGCAGTCATTCGTTGTATAAATTCAGGCGTTTGTTCTGTTTCTATATCTAACAGTCCATGCATGTATTTAGGAATATCCGCAATTGTTCCAGTTTCCCCATCTATCATTATTTTTTGCGCGTATTTTAATTTTTGTAACCATTCAGGGTCTTTTGTTACAGTCATAGCTAAATCTACAGCTTTTGCGGCAGTATAAATACCACTTCTTACCATTTCTGCTAAATCCTCACGCTTATTCTTTGTTAAGAAATCAATAGTAGCATTAGTTGTTTCTGTAGTCTTTTTTTCAGATTGTATTTGTGCTATTCTTGACTCAAAGTTAGCCGCCATCCTATCGTCAGGTTCAAATCTTAATGTATTAAAGCCTTGACCCATTCGGTACACTTGCTCTTGACTCATTCCTTTAAATAAAGAGTTACTAAGACCACCCATTATGTTACCTACACCCATACCCATCCCGCTACCACCATTTTGTTCCGGTGGAGGCATTTGCTGTGAAGGCATTGCTCCAGCTTTTAACAAAGCTTCATCATCTTTTTCAGGTAAGCCAAAACCTAACATATCCATTATGCCTTTAGCTCTATCACCTATATCAGCCATTACTAACCTCCGTAGCTATTTGACATAGCAGTTAAGTAGTCAAATATACCATTCTGTTTAGTCTCTTGTGAAGAAACAGTACCCACATTAGGCGTTTGTCCAAGAGCTTGGTTAACATAGCCAATACCGTTTGCGCCATGGTTCTGAAAACCTTGAAATTGTTGTTGTGCCGCCGACATAAGCGCTTGTTGCATTGCTTGTTGTTGTGCGCCTTGCATAGCCAAGTTATTGTTAACTGTTTGACCCATGTTAAATCCAAGATTAGCAGTTTGACCTAATTGATTAGCCGCGCCAAGATTTAGTTGGTTGCCTTGTAAGCCAGCATTTTGGTTTGCTAATGAAGCTTGTAATTGGTTTTGTATGTCTTGTTGACCAGCGCTTTGATTAGCCAACTGACCTTGCATATTGTATTGCTGATTCATTCCACCAGCCTGTAATGCGTTGCCTTGATTAGCTAAACCAGCTTGCATAGCGTTACCTTGGTTTGCAAGTCCAGCTTGTAGAGCATTACCTTGATTCGATAAAGCACCTTGCATTCCTGTGTTTTGATTCATACCTTGAGCTTGTAATGCATTTTGTTGATTAGCTAATTGTCCTTGCATACCAGCAGATTGGTTCATACCAGCCGCTTGAAGAGCATTCTGTTGATTTGCTAGACCAGCTTGCATAGTATTTTGTTGGTTAGCTAATCCAGCCTGAATTGCGTTCTGTTGATTGGCTTGTGATGCTTGTAATCCAGCACCTTGGTTAGCCATAGCACCTTGCATGTTTGTATTAATATCAAATTGACTGCCAGCTTGGTTAGCCATTTGCGAATTAAAGTTATTTGCTATATCTTGACCAGCCATTTGTTGTGCATTCTGATAACCAGCTTGTCTGAGTCCAGCAGAGGATTGTGCTAATTGTTGAGCTACACCTCTACCCATTTCACCCATTGCAATACCATGTCGTGAGCCACCAAAGCCTCCAGCCATTTGAGCTTGTGCGCCAAGCATGTCTAATCCCATGTTTGCACCACGTAAGATGTCTGTTTCATTAGCTTTGACAACTGCATCATCATACTGGTTCATGTATGGAGTCATTGATGTATTACGCATCATTTGAGCTTGCACTTGTGGTGTTAATGCTTGTTGACCTATTTGTTGAGCCGAAATATTTGAACCAGCTACATTAGAGCCAGCAACGTTAGTTCCTGATACATTATTTAACGCTGGATTAACATTTGACCCAGTAACATTATATAAGGCTGGATTAACATTAGAACCGGCTACATTAGAACCAGCTACATTTGAGCCAGCTACACTTGTTGGATTAACTGAAGAGCTTGTTCCAGCAACACCTACTTGACTAGGTTTATATGCCATTCCAGCCGCCGCTCCTAATCCAGCTCCTTGTATTCCTTGAGCCGCTAGGCTATTAATGTTTGGTGGAGTTTTTTGACCTCCGGGTGCTTGTCCAGCCATTAGCGACCTCCCGCATTTTTTCTAACGTAATTTCCACCTTTAGACTTATAGGTTTTTTGTGAAGCATACTTTGAAGGTTTAGGTGTGGTTGTTGCTTGAACATTATAGTTGTATTTAGGCACAGCTCCAATATCCATAACACCAGCTCTGCCGCCAGCATCACCTTGTCCAGTATATCCAAGGATTGATTTACCACTTGCGTCTTCACCTACTTTAGTATTTGCGTATCTTTGTGCCATGGTTTCAGCGTAGGTTAAATCTTTGTTACCACCACCAAAATTAACACTCATGTTTCCACCACCGCCACCTCTTGGTACTGGTGCGGCATTTGCTGGTACTTCATTACCAAATAAACTGTTGTAAGCATCCATATTGTCAGGGTTAGACGCTGTTAATTCTTTCATAGCTTGGTCATACAATGGAATAGAGCTATAACCTTTCATACCATTAGCGTAGGTAGTTGGGGTTGGCATACTACTCATTGCATCTGTCGGAGCTAATAAACCAAATGCAGAAGCCGCATTATTATTATTCTGAAATGCCGAAGCTTGATTATCATTAAAGGCCGCAACTTGAGGCCCATAGTAAGGCATGTATTCAATTTGCTGTAAGGCTTCAGCTCTTTGTAAGTTTCTATCTGCTGGCCCTCTTACCCACTCAGGTACTGTTGTCTCTGTAGTTGTTTTCTTTCCTCCACCTTTTCCGCCGCCACCACTCATGCTAAAACTCCTTCCCTAATATTGTAAGTTGTTCTTTCCAGCCTTTAGACTCAAGAACACGTTTCCATCCTTTTCTGCCGGCTATTGACATTCCATCACAGCCTTGTTCTTTTCCCCATGCCATTGCGTCATCATGCATGTCTGTAATCTGTTTAATTCCGTAGCCTTTATCTCCACCGGCTAAGAATACGTGTAGCACTTTCTTGTTAGGATACACTACTATCTCAGTTACCGCACATCCGTTTGACCCCATCCACAACTGCATGTGACCACTTATAACTCCATCAACAATGTCTTTAAAGTCATGAGTATCGCCGCCTTTATTGAGCGCTGACATAATCCACTTTTGTGCATTCATTAATTCTTCTTGTATATTCATGGGTCTAATTTTAACTTAATCCAAGCTCCACCTTTGGAAATAACCGGACAATCTTGTGCGGCATCCCACATTAATATTCCATCTTCTGTAGCTTTTGCTTCTGAATCCCTAAACTGTAATTTGTTTCTAGTAGCAGTCAAAAACTTATTAAGCCGGTCACCCCAAGGTTTCCAATTTTCACCTGTAGGCGGTGGAGGCATAGCTACACTCATCGTCTACCACCCGGATTAGCATCTATTCTCATAACGCCTGAACGCCAGTTAGTATTTGCTTTACCTTGTATTTTCATACGCATCTGTCTACCTGAAAACCTAACATCTGTTGGATTGCTTAATTGAGTAACTCCATGGTTTGTTTCGCTACCATTTGGATGTTGTCTAGTTTTAAACGTTACTTCAACTTCACCTTGTACTCTTTCGTCAGGTATTAATTGGTTTACTCTCATTACAGTATCACCATTACCTAAACTAACAGGGCCTGTTTCAGCAAATGGTTTAACGTTATCATGCGTATAACCTGTCTCTTGATTATATAAGTTACCACTTGCGTCTCCCCATATAGGGCTAGTAAAGATACCTTGGTCAACACCAGCAGTTCTTTGTATAGAACCTGTGGCCCAATGACCTTCTTTATAATCTAAGGTTACATATCTATCATTTTCGTTTGCATTGGCTGAAGGATAGAACCACCATATCTCACCAAACTTTGAATTGTGTACTGCATAAACTTTACTAATTTGTGCTGGGTTCATATCATCAAACACGTAGTCCGCAACTTCACATGGAATTTCTTTAGCAGTAGAGCCATCAAAAGTAAAGAACCCCTTAGCTCCCATCCAAAAAGCGCCTTCATCAATTGAGACTGCACCTTTTCTTGAGCTTACGCCACATGCTGTGCCTACTCTTTCAAATCCATAAACAAATGGAGCGCCTGAGTATTGTGCTACGTGTGCGTCTGTGTCAGTTAAGATAAGAGTTCTACCTTTAATGCGAAGACCACACATAATTTGACCATTGGTTACTAATTCAATATCACCAGCTTCGTTTGTCGCTGATGCAGACCAAACAGTATTTGCTTCTTTATCACACCAAGCAACTTTACGAGGATTACCACCAGCACCAAGGCAGAATACAAAGCGTTCCTCAGTAACAACCATACCTTTATTGCTGACAGGAGCGTTAGATACTACCTGTGCTTTGACTCCGGTGTTACCTTGCCATTCATATAACTTACCATCTTTTGAAGACACAGCTAAGAGATAAGCTCCCCAAGCATCTAATGACCATGAAGTAGCTTCTGCATAAACACCTGAACTTGATGGCGCTCTACCATAATTTGTTTTGCCATAAAAACCACCACCAAAACCAGCGTTTAATGCACCACTTACTGTTCCAGCAACTAAATTAGTTGGCGTTATATCGTATACCGTTTGTGAGGGGTTTACGTAATATAGTTTATTAAAAGTACCACTAGCTAAATGTTCATTAGTAGAGTTGTCTAACCATGCAACCATAGCTCTAGGAGGGGCGGCAAATGCACTAGCTTTTCTAACTACCCATCCACCTACTGGCCTCATTGACCCATCATGCCATCTAACTAAACTAGCTTCACGCCATCTATTAGAAGACTCAAAGTCTGTGCCATTCCTGTGTACGCCCGGTGGTATTTGTAGTGGTATTAACATATTATGCCGCTATCTGCGTCCAAGTTACTGAATCGTTAACAATAATTTCCCATTTCTCTCTACCTATTGTAGTAGTACCTGACGTTACACTTACAGCACCTGATGTGCTTTGTACTCTATTACACGTAGCAAGAATACTTGATGCTGGTTGTGTGACTGCATGTCCTTGATGAATTCTTTCAGAGTCTGAAGCAACTGTCGATATTACTAAATTGCTAGGTGTATTGGCTGTACCACCCATGCCTGAATGAATTGAACAATAATAATATAAATTAGGTGCATCTACTGCTACAACAATTGTAGTTTTAGTTGACGTGTTGTGTGTAACTCCAGTTGTATATTGTGCGCCACTATTGTGCGTACCATTTGAAGTAGTTGAAAATCTGAACGGATGACTTGAGGGGTAATTAAAGACATACGTATTACCTTCAACTAAATTCAAAATTGGTTGTTGTACACCATTTAAGAAGTATTTATTAGCTCCACCTACCGATTGCACAGTCACGTTATAGTGCTGAGTGCCACCTGTCGATGCGATACCACCTCTCGTGGCAAAGCCTAATACTGTAATACTTGCGTTAGCTGTTGGCGTACCTGAACCAAATCTTACTCGATTACATATAGCGGCAATAGTAGCTGTTGGACTAGCTGTAGCCGCACCATTCACGATAAACACACTATTAGCCGAAACACTTGCTACTGCACTTATTGCAACTGGAGTTGTTCTTACTCTTATACAGTATTGTGAAATCCAGATAGAATTAGCTGTGATAGGTGCTGTACTTGTTCTTACTCTTGTACCATTGCCATTGCTAGTAGCTACAGTAACTGAAGTACCATTTATTAACACCGATCCATCTGCTATTCTTCTTGCTATTGCACTAACAGTTGCTGTAGCTGTTATTGTTCCTTGTGGGAACAAGCTAATTTTTTGTCCTACACAAGTAGAAGTTGAAGTAGCTGTTATAACAGTTTGTAGGTTAGATAGATCATAAACACCTACGCCATAAACATAAGTACCATAACCCTGTGTATCTGTTTCTTCGAGTATAAACTTCTCACCAGCCGCACTAACTCCTGATGATACTGATACTGTAACCGAACCGCCTGAAGCAAATGTTGCATTACCAGTAATAGATACTGA